TATTGCATCAGCTACTAGATATCTAGTATTTGAAAATAATACTAATGCAACAAGAAATAGATTCTTAAACATAGCAAACCCTTATTTAGAATCAATACAACAAAGACAAGGATTATATGCATTTAAGGTAGTAATGGATGCTACGAATAACACACCGGACGTAATTGATAGAAATCAAATGATCGGTGAATTATTCTTACAACCTGCAAAAGCAGCGGAATTCATTATATTAGACTTTAACATATTACCAACAGGTGCAGCATTCCCTGAATAGAATAAATAAACTCTAGGAGTATAAGAAATGGCAGAAAAAATAGTTAGCCCAGGTGTATTTACACGAGAAAGAGATCTTTCCTTCTTACCAGCAGGGATATCACAAATAGGTGCAGCGATAATCGGACCTACAGTGAAAGGGCCTGCGTTTGAACCAGTAATTATAGAATCATTCAAAGAATTCGAAGCAGTATTTGGACCTAAAACTGAAGACAGTTACGTTCCTTATACAGTTGAAGGATATTTGAAGAGTGCAGGTAGAGTAACGGTAGTACGAACACTTGGTTTAGCTGGATATACTCCTAAAATGATAAGTGTAAAGGTATCTGCAGGGACTGGAGGTCAAGCGACTTTAGAAATTAGTTTCTCAGGTGTACCAGCAGTAGATCAAACTATTACAATCATCGATGCAGCAGGAACCTCAAGAACATTTACAGCTAAAGGGGCAGACAACATTGCATCTCTACAATTCCAACAATCAAGTGGTGCAGCTACAGTAGTTGATACTTTACAACAATGTATCGAGCATGCAAACGGATTTAACGGAACTATTACAGTTACTCAGCCAACAGCGACTAGTATTAAATTAACTAATGCTACGGCTGGAACAGCTGGTAACACTGCAGTTACTCATGATTTAGATAATGCTACTGTTCCAGCAGCTTTTACAGGTGGTAATGATATAGGAACTCCTGCAGATGAAGTATTTGCAGTTTTACATCCAACTCAAGTAGATCCAGATGCGACGTTTACTCCATCTTTACTTACTGCTACATCTCAAATAGATCTAACATTAGCTGCTGATTCATATGCAGCTACAACTAACTTTTCAACTGGTAAAACATTACCATTTACTTACTCAGGATCAATAGATACTACTGCTGAAAACTGGTTAGGTAAGGTATTTGGATTTACACCTAAATCTAGAATAGATCCAGTGTATAATTACATGTTATTTAACAATTATGCATCTAGATCGTTTAGTGAAGATTCTACTCTAACAACAT